CGTTTATTATATTAGTTGTATCTGATAAATCTCCTGGCAATGTTCCAAGGGGATAAGATAATGTTGAATTAAATCCTACAAGTCCCTGGCCTTGAGAAATAGTCGTAGAAGCAGCTAATCCAGCAGCACTAGAAATAAGGTCAGTATAACTAACAGAGTTTGAAACTATATCTCTTAACCCTTGAGCAACTGGTCTGACTTCTATTATTGCTCCATTAGCCCATGCTAAAGCTGTAGTATTATCCTGTCCTCTGACTACTGTAAAAGTTAATCCACTAGTTGCTGTTACTTGAACTACTTCCCAATTAGATATATTATCAGTTATAGTCATATAAAAATAATTTCCAGCAGTAGAAATTACTGGAAAATTAGTAGTAGAAGATACTGATAAACTTGTGGCACTATTTGTTATAGCACCATTTAAAGTTGTGCTAGCATTATTTGAAAAAAGTTGTTGAGCCATCTAATTTAATTTCCTTAGACTTAATTAACACCAAAGAACATAGCACGTTGTTGTGGATTCATTACTGTCTTGCCTTGTGAAGATTCTGTAAAAATTAAAGTATTTTCTGAATATCCAGATTCTCCAATTCCACAAGTAGCATTAGAAGTATAATAAAGAGTTTGGGAACTTTCTGCTGATACTCCATGCCCTCCTTGAACAGCATTGGAGATTATAAGATTTTCTACTACATCTCCAATATAATCTACCACATTTACTATACTTGAGGAAGATATTAATAAAGTATTATTAGAAGTTCCTGATGCCCCTTCATTACCTATTATACTACTAGTAATATTTAATAAATTATTACTTATAATTATATAATCTATTACATGAGCCTGTGAAGTTGAAGTAAATGAAAGGCTCTGATTACTATTTCCAGTTACTCCATGTGCTCCAATAGCCATAGAAGAATAGTTTAAAATATTACTTGATGTTCCTATTGTATTTATTATATTACCAATAGAATTAGAAGTATATAATAAAGCATTACTAGAAGTAGCCTTTACTATAAAAGCAGCATAAGCAACTGACGAATAATTTAGAATATTATTAGAAGTTCCTATTTCTCCTTGTGCTCCAATAGCCATAGAAGAATAAATTAAAGTATTCTGAGAGATTCCTATTATATCTATTATATTACCAATAGAATTTGAAGAATATGATAAAGTATTAGAAGATATTCCTATAAAATCTATTACATTACCAATAGAAGCAGAAGAATAACTTAATATATTACTTGAAGTTCCTACTGTATTTATTATACTACCAACAGAACTGGAAGTATACAATAAATTATTAGTTGATGTTCCTATAAAATCTACTACCTTAACAGAGGAACTTGAAGAATATGATAAAGTATTATTAGATATTCCGATAAAGTCTATTACTGTTCCAGAACTAGCTGAATTATATGATAGATTATTAGAAGAACTACCTACTATCCCCACTATACCATAAGAATTTGAAGTATAATTTAAAATATTCTGAGAAGTAGCATAATTAGCTCCAGAAATACCACTAGAGGAAGAAGTATATAATAAGGTATTTGTAGAACTTCCAGAGACAACCAATCCACCAATAGAACTAGAGGAATATGATAAAGTATTATTAGAAATACCTACAAAATCTACTACCTTAGCAGAAGAACTAGAAAAATAAGTTAAAATATTATTAGAAGAACCTACTATATCTAATACTGTACCACTAGAAGTGGAAGAATAAAGTAAAGTATTCTGAGAGGTTCCTAAGAAATCTACTACATTACTGGTAGAATTAGAAGAGTAAGCTAACGTATTATTAGAAATACTAACAAAATTTATTATATTACCAATAGAATTAGAGGAATAACTTAAAGCATTATTAGAGTTTCCTATTATATCTATTATATTTCCAGAAGCTGTAGAAGTATATAATAAAGTATTACTAGAAGTTCCTGCAGTTATAACTTGTCCAGACGATACTGAGTAGTAAGATAGTAAGTTAGCTGAATTACCTATAAAGTCTGTGCTATTACCTACAGAATTTGAAGTATATAATAAATTATTAGTTGATGTTCCTATAAAATCTACTACATTTCCTAAACCATTAGATGTATAAGTTAAGGTATTAGTAGAGGTCCCAATAAAATCTGATACAAGTCCGGATGAAGCGGAGGAATATAATAAAGTATTAGAAGAACTACCTACTGTTATTACTTCTCCAAGGCTAGAAGAAGAATATAATAAAGTATTATTTGCTGTTCCCGAAGTTACAAGAACTCCATTACTAGTCGAAGTATATAATAAAGTATTAGCAGAAGTTCCTATAAAGTCTATTATACTACCAGAACTACTAGAAGTATAAAGTAGAGTGTTATTAGAGGTTCCTACAGTATCTATCACATTTACGGAACTAGAAGAAGTGTATAGCAGAGTATTACTTGAAGTCCCAGTAAAATCTATTACATTTCCAGAACTATTAGAAGTATATAATAAAGTATTATTTGAATTACTGATAAAGTCTATTATACTACCAGAACTACTAGATGTATAAGTTAAGGTATTGGTAGAAGTTTCAGAGACAATAGAGGAAGCATTAGAAATACCTCCATTAAGAGTAAAAGAATTTAAAGGACTTGTATTAATAGCTACGGAATTTGAAGGTGCTTCTGATGTTGAAGCAGTATTGAAAGCTGAAGAATTGAACGCAGAACTATTAAAGGAACCAGAAGCCATTACAAACCTTTCCTAGTAGTCTACATTCAATTCTATACCATCCCTAAATCCTAATAAAATAATAATTGTCTGAAATTTTCCAAGTTAGTTTCACGATTAATCCAAAGATATCTCAAACCATCCATAGTTGAGAAAATTTCCATTCTATTTCCAAGCAAAGCAGCAGGAGCAGCATAAGGATACATACCAGCACCATGTATTGTATTTGTATTTAAATCAATATAATACATTCTTTGAGTGGCTTCTTTTGTAAAATAGATTCTGTTCTGACCATCATAAGCATACATACTACCAGTAGATAAAGTTTCTGTTTGTGGTGTAGTGGGCATAGCATAAAAAGTATCAGTAGTAATATCTAATTTATCAAAACCAACAGCACCACCACCTCTAGCTATAACCCAATATTTTCCTGAGTTTGGAGAAGAACCTGGATAACCAGTTGGAGTGCTTAAACCAAAAATTCCCTGTAAATCTATACCAGTGCCTCTTGCTGTCTGTTGAAAAATAATATAAGAAGAAGCAGCAGTTGTAGCAGAGGTTCCTAAGGTTCCTACAGTTAAAGCATTGGCCGTATTAGAAGTTATAGATACTTCTGAAGTAGTTCCTTGTCCTGGGCCGGCTATTATTTTTACTTTTCTACCAGCTAAACCGTTCACAACCCAAGCATAACTTATAGTAGCTGCTGAAATAACTGCTGTTGAAGCCATGGATAATTGATAAGTTCCAGTGCTTCCTAAAACTCCTCCAGTAGCTGTAGAAGTAAGTTGATTTATAATAACTGCCCCAGCTGGAATAGAGGTTCCTGTGATAGATGTGATGCCACCAGAAGATAAATAGCCTGCTGGAGCTGTAGATACTGTTAAGGTAGTACTTCCTGAAGACATTGAACCTGTAAAAGTTCCTGACTTGTTTGTATCAGTAATTAAAACTGTTGATTGTGTTCCTGTAGCTAATCCATTATCTAACATTCCTGGAGATAGTCTAGGAGTAATTATATATCTTGATACACCTGTTATGGGAGTTGTTCCAGTAGTTACAAAGGTTAAAGTGGTAGCTGTGTTAGAGGCTATCTGAAAAGCCTGACCAGTAGCTAACCCTGTAGCGGCTGTTACGGCACTTACAGTAGAATAACAAATATACCCAGCCCATTGGTTTACTATCCAAGCTTTAGTTTCATCACACAAAGTACTAGTAGATTGAGAACCAGCTAAAGTGTCAGCAGCAGGAGTTCCAGCCATAGTATAAGTAAATGAAGTAGTAGATGGCACAGTTAAAATAGTAGCTGTGGTGTTATAGTTGGAATCTGTCATTCCCTTAACTGTTACTGACATTCCAACTTTAAGACAATGAGGAAATGAAGTAGTTATTGTAGCTGTTGTAGTAGCATGAGTGGCTGACGCAATTCCAATTGGTCTTAAAGAACTATATAGAACCACAGCATTACAGGCTATTCCAGAATCCTGCCATCTTCCAAAGGTAGGTAAATCATCAGAGTAATTATAAATCATAGCACCAGCAGTTCCGCCAGCCATACAATAAGTTTTCTCACTATCTGGTATAATAGTATATACAGAGGTAGTGTCAGTGGCTACAGAAAAGGATTTAACTAAGGTTAAAGTGGTAGCTGTGTTAGAGGCTATCTGTGTGAATTGTCCCTTACCAGTACCAAATAAAATCTTTACCATAAAGTTAGCAAATCTATTTACTGGCCATGCTTTGGAAGAATCTATAATACTTGAAGCCGATCCAGTAGTAACTGTCCCACAATCATACCCCTCAATTACATAATTTGTGGTTGTGTCTGGAGCAGTAGTTACAGCAGCAAAAGTTAAAGTAGTGGTAGTGTTAGAGGCTATTTTTGCTATCTGACCCTCACCAGTTCCACTAAAAAAATAAACCTGATTTCCAACAAATTGATTAATGGCCCAAGTATGAGTAGAATCTATTAAAGTAGTAGTAGTTCCCACTGCGCTACTAGTTCCTCTTGCCCATACGGTTGCTGCTGAACCAGAGTGGTCCAATGAGCCATCACTAGCTACTCCTGGTAAATTAAGCGTTACAGCAGTTTTTATATACCAAGTATCAGATACTATATTGTAATATTGAGCTGTGTAGAATGGTTGAGCTGCAGCACTGGAAGCTAAGGATATAACTCCAGATTCTACACGATATTGTGAAGTAATATCAGGAGTAGTTAACCAATTGCTATCTACAGTAACGACAGATGCTTCAATAGTGTAAATAGACTGTGAACCAGCTGTAGCTACAATAGCTGGAGAAGTTATATTTGGATTACACCATACATTTTGAGCAGAGAGTGTAGAGTCACCCAAAGTTAATACAGTAGCAGAGTTATAAAGAATTAGTCTAACTTGACCTATACCAGTTCCATAACTAATTCTTACCTGGTATCCTGCCCATTGATTTACAGTCCAAGCTTTTGTAGAATCTGTTATAGTTAAGGAGCCTAATACGTTATTTACTCCAGTAACTACGCCAGTATCGAAAGTCATAGGTTCTGCTACATCTGTTATGAGCTTTCTCTGTCCCATTCCAGTTCCGCCTATTATTTTAATATCATATCCCAATAAAGCTTTTGAAGAATATGCTGGAATAGTTATTGTATTGGATGTAGCAGCTAATACTAAACCCTCTATGGCTTGAGTTTGGTCAAATTCTATATCTGCCCAAGTAGCTGGAGCAATTGGAGGAGTTTGTAATTGCTCATATGTATCAGACCATGTATCATACCTCCAAAAGTTAGCAGCTGTTATCAAAAAATAAAGATATCTACCATGAGTTTGATTATACAAAGAGTTATTAGCACAACAAGTAGCTGAAGGAACTGCTGAGGCAATAGGTGAAAATCGCAACCATTCCCAAATAGGAATGTCCACCTGTTTACGTAGAGTATTTACTAAACTAGTCATTTTTTATCCTTAATTTCCAAAAATTAATTGAGAACGTATTCCAGTATTATAAGCAGTTCTTGCCATATCTATCATCTGCCACTCAGGGTTTCCTCCTCCAATAGTGGCTACGTTACCTACTGGAACAGCATTTGTAATTGTTGTAATAGTACCTCCAGTAATTGTGGATACAGTACCTACAGTAGTAATAGTTTGACCAGCAGTAATTGAATCTACTGTAACTCTCTGTCTTTGAGCATTATCTTGAGTAGATAATGGTTCTAGAAGGTCACACATTTTTTGAAGCAATAAATGTAAATCAGCATCTATGGCGCTTGCTGTATCTAAATGTGTAGTAGTTGGAACATCTACATAAATTTGTAATGTGTCTGTAGATGATAAAGCTGAACAATTATAGGCCAATGTTAGAACGTTATTAGAAATATTTCCCTGTAAAGCTACATTAGCAAAATTATATAAAATAATTCCAGCAGTTGTATCAGTAATTAAAAGAAGTTGTTCATCTGCTAAATTAATAGACAGATTTAAAAAAGTTATTTGATTTGTACTTGGATTAAATAAATAGTTTCCAAAAGTCATTCCATTTTGAACATCATGGCCTATTAGTATTTTCATTAATAAATCCTTAACTTAGTGCTATAGACATTGCTACACTGTATTGATTAGCTAATATTGTTATATCTCTTAATGCTTGTGCTGTCATACGAACTTCAAATACTGAAGTGGTAGAACCCCATGCTTGAGCAACCGTGTTATCTTGGGCTCTAACTACAGTAAAAGATGTTCCAGAAGTGGCTGTAACTTTAACTATTTCCCAAATACTTCCTGGGGAACCATTAGCCAAAGTTGCGTAAAAATAATCACCCACAGTAGATATTACCGGAAAGCTTGAACTACTTGTTATATTTATTGCAGTGTCTCCTATAGCTACGTTAGATGCCAAAGTAGTAAAAGCATTATCAGTAAAAAGTTGAGCCACATTAAATCCCTAATATACATTTAATTCTAAATAACCAATAACATAAAAATTCCCCCCATATTCAATTAAGACATTTAATTGTGATATGGAGGGAATATTCTAGTTAACAATAGCCCTTAATTAACTCTTACGCTACATACTGACCGTAAAGGACGAGATTAAAATTGGTCCGGAAGAAACTAGGGCTGTAGTGTTAAGTACCATATCAGTTCCTGAAGTTCCTACTGAGCCCTGGCAAATAACTACGGAACCACTAGTGAGTATTCTATAAAATTGAGCCGTTCCGGTTGCGGTAGCATTTTCTTGTGTGATGGCATTAGCTGTTAAAACTCCTCCTGAAGCAGCTGGAGCAAAAGTAGAAGAACATGGAAGGGTACCTAATACTGTATTTCCACTTAAAGAAGCATCAGCATTTGTAGGTGCTGTGCCAGAATAGATGATTACATTGGCACCAGAACCAATAGCAGTAGTAATCTGGTTAAGAAGTGTGTTTTTAGTCGCGGTGGTAATTGTAAAAGTCATAGTTTATAATCCTTAAAATTAATTCAGTTCTATACTTAATTAATATCCTCGTGCGTAACCAATAAAATCATATGTGTTTGCTATACTGTCATAAATAAAAATAAATCTATCTAATAAACCAATAGTAGTTGATAAGGTAGGAAATGAAAAAATATCAGTTCCTAACCTAACTGAGGAATCAAATGATACATTATGAACTATACTATCTGCTTGATATAATGCTAAAGTAATTTGCTGGCCTTCTTTATTAGCATTAGAAAAAATTATAACAGTATCTGACATTAAATTTAGTCTAATATAATCAGATATTGAACAATCTACTATAAAGGTAGTAGTAGTTACAGTAAGTATATTTGAGTCTCTTAATGTACGAATACTTACATCTGTAATTTCGGGTATATTTTCTATGGAGGGTTTAAGTAAAGTAGTTGGCATAATTAGAATAGCTTCATAGGAGACATGGGATTAAAAATTAAAGAAGTAGTACCTGCCAACACTCTACCAATTATAATAGAGTACTTATCACCAGCTTCTGGACTTGGAACTGTAGTAGTTATACCGCCAGTTTGAGAGAGATATACATAAGCATCAGTGATCCAGGGGATTGTAGTAACTGTATAGGATATATTAAGATTTCTTCCAGCAGTTACATTGGCTCCTGCTACACCCTCCTCTAAGGTTACTCCTACTATACTTGGTAAGATTGAGCTTAAAGAAGTAACTTGATAAGCTTGGTTATTAATTATAGTAAACACAGAACCTGAAGGCATAGTCTGTGCTAACTTTATAGTAAATGAATTAGTAGTAGCTATTTCCGCCAAATTAGTTAAGGCTACATCTAAAGTATCTCCAGGGGCTGCTACTCCTGCTATACTATCTGTAGTAATTTGATCAGTAGTATAATCACCAGTAACTGAAGTAACAGCACCAGTTCTACCAAATACACTTGATACTCCTGAAGTTAACGATGTGCCTAGCAAAGATAGTGCTCCTGTAATTTCTGATTCTGATTCTGTTACTAATGTATTAGAGGAAGTTAAAGATTTAATGGTTTGAATTGCTGGTAAACTAGCTTTATTTACAGCAAGAGAAAATGTAGTGTTAAAAACATAAGGCACATTTTTAGGTGGCTGAGTTAGAAATCCCTCTACTGTTATATTTAAAGTCCCTCTAACTACACGTCTATCTGTTCCTGGTACAAAATTTGATTGGTCATTAAAACTACTCAAAGTCATTCTGGCATAAGGAATATAGAATGTTTTTTGAGTCTCATCTTCAAAAGAATATATATCAGTAAGGTAAGAATATGGATTAAAGTCTAATTGAAAGGCAGTTAAAATCTGATAAAAAGACTCTCTAGTTTCAGTCCATACATCTACTTGAAACATATAATTAGTAGCTCTAGGAGCAGTAGTAATCCAACATTTAGATGGATCATTTTTATCTGGCTTATAAAAATAACTAACTGATGGATCGATAGACCTCTTATCATCTCTCTCCATTCCAGTCATATAATAAGAGATTACTGGAAGAATTATCCTATCTTTTATAGAAGCTTCTTTTTCCGCTCCAGTAATTCCTTTATCAGTGGAAAATGCCAAATTAGGGGCAGCATATCTTATAGGAAAATCTATATAGGCATTTTGCTTTAAATCAAAAATTTTATTTTTTGTTTCTAAATAAGTCCCAAACTTTGACACATAATGACGAATATCGCCAGCATAAGAGCTCTCAACAGAATTCTGATAAGAATACAGCATACTCTCTCTATCAGGAGTTACCCTAGTATTCTGATTTGTAGTAGGAGGAAGTTTATTTCCTATCCTATCTTTTATTGGAACTATTTGCCTATAATACATTAAGAATTACCTAACTTAAAAGTAAAGACTCCATGCTACACTTATACTAATAGAACTTGACTTAGTGATAGTAGAAAAACGCTTAATACTAAAAGCAGAAGGAGTAGTAGAGTTTAGCATCAAAGCCAATTCATTAATTCCATAACCATTTAAAGCACTAACTTCTGGAATTAAAATAGTATATATTATTTTTGGACTAACAGATGCTGAAATAGCATCTATAGCTGAATGGTCTATATTAAAAGTAAAATCAGTACCTAATACTAAATTTGGAATAGCATTTATTACAGTTAATTCGGTTGGCTGTACTGCTATAACTTGACTTGAGCTTCCCGAGACTGTGCCACCTGTTCCAAACGCAATTGTATTTATAATTGGACATACTCCACTTATTAGGCTATTAGCAATATCATTTCTACCATTTAAGACTATTAAATTATGGTCTTTTAACAACATAGTGATATTTCCTGCTCTATCTTTTGAAGTTATTGTAAGTTCACCACGAAGGGGTTGAGCATCTGAAAAATTCATACTATAATCCTTATTATAATTAATTCAAAATAAACTATACCACTAAATTTTCTATATAAGACTCCAAATTCTTCTCTTCTGTATATAGAATAATTAGTTTTATATTGGTTTTCCTGGCTGCCAAACAAAAACCCTCCTTAGTGAGGGCAAATTGTTGTAAATCTTTCAACTCATACTTCTTAGACATACCTATCTCCTATAGGTATTATCGGTTATTTTTTGTTACTTTTCATCAAATTTAGGGCTATAGGATTATCAATTCCTGCCACACTATATCCCTCTATATCATCTTCAATAGATTTTATATTATTTTTACCAAAGGGAATAGGAGGTTCGGTCATAGCTTGTATTATTGGATTGCCTATAACTCCTTGTCCGGCTTTATTTATTGCTGCTATAAGTTCTTTTGGTAAAATTTCTGATTGTGGTAAAATTACTAGAAAATCGTAATCTAATTTACTATCTTTATCCTTTTTTTCTGGTTCTTCTACTTCTTTAACTTTATCATCTTCTATTTTAGTTTCTTTTTCCTTACTATCAAGAGGTGCTAAAACTTCATCATCTAATACTTCTACTTCTTCTGATACCACCTTCTCTGGGATATTAGGTAGAGCATTATTTTGTGGCTGTAAATCAGTAAATGTAATTCTATAAGGTTTTGAAATACCTAATAATAGGCTACCATCATAAGTTTTTTTAAGTTCTGCTTCTGTAGTTTTAGGTGCCTCTAAAGTATTAAATTTTAAATCAGTGCTAGGAGTTGTAGATACATCACTAGGCTGTTGTTGTAATTTATTCTTATCTATTTCTTTATTCTGATAAAGAGCATTTAAGCTATCTATATTTAGATTTTCCCTAAGCAACGAAGTCTTAGATGCTAAAACTTCGTTTTTTCTTTCTGCTATAGTAGGAAAATCTAAAAAAGAAAAATTTTTTCTTTGTTTATACATTCTTATGCCTTTTTAGCTGCTGCCTCTGCTGGAGTTTCTACTACAACAGTTTGTTCCGATTTAATTTCTGGTACCTCTACAGTAGCTGTTGAAGCAGTAGTAGTCTTAGATGTCTTAGTAGCTGCCTTGGTAGTTGCAGAAGTTGATGTAGTAGCTTGAGTTGAGTTATCAACATAAATTCCAGGTTTAACTATGGTAGGAGAAGTAGAAGAAGTGGAAACATTAGCCACTGGTTTTGTAGTTACTTTGGCAGCAGTAGAATTATTACGTAATACAGTAGCTGTTATATTATTTTTTCCTTCATCTAATCTAGCTAAAATATGAGGCAAATACATATCCAAACCAGGATATGAAAGTTCAACAGTAGCACCAACTCCAACAGTAATATGAGAAACTGAATTATGCTGATTAGATACTAAAGTAAGCAACTGACTAGTTTTAGTTATATTCTTATATATGTATACCATATTATTTATCACCCTTTTTATGTAGTTTTCCACACATCTGACAAGTTAACTCAGTAGCCTTTGAAGTGGCTTGATTAACTTCATCCCAACCATGTGTTTTAATAATATTACAACCAGGACATTCTTTTTTAGTGGTGGAATATTTCATGAAAGATACTTTATTTTTCTTGTCTGCTAATCTTTTTACTGGATCATCATCAACTATTTTATCGTATTTAGCAATAGAAGCAGACGTGGTGCCTGAAGGAGATGCTGTTTGAGCAGTATTTGATGTAAAGGCAGCTGCGTTATTTTCTTTTAATATATCTTGTAATTTCATATTATACCCTATCCCTATTTAATGCGATTCTATCAGCAAGAGGAGCAGATGGAAGTATCATTCTATCTACCTTAACTTCTGGTCCTGTATATTTTGGAGGAACTTCTTGTACTGGAGTAATATCGACTGAACTAGAAGAATATTGACTACTTAATTTTTTATCTTCCATAGTATTCCAAGAATATTTTGGAATAAAAGGATTTCCAGTTGATATAGCCTTCTTAAATTCTTCTAAATTATATTCTATTAAAGTAGTAAATTTATGCTGTAATTTTTGTTCAAAATAAGTATTAATCTTCTGAAGACCGTTAATTAATGGTGAAGAATTTCGGGCTCTAAAAGCATCCTTATCTGAATTAGTATAACTCTGTAGTTGAAAAGTTAGAACGCTCATTTTAGATAGAGTCTTATAGAGGGAATCTATATAAGCATTTATTTGACTTTCAGAAGACCTCATATCAACTACTTCCATTAATACAAAATCAACTAACTCTAATTTATCTATTTTCATAAATCCTCACTAACTTAATTAATAAGTTATAATTATGTTCCTAATATACTTGTATATTCTATGTTTATTACATCATAAGGCTGAAGAGCTTGAGTTACTAATTGATTTAATACTACTCTATAAGACCAATTAGAAACGGAAGGTACAGAAGTAAATTTCCAATCCTGCCCATAAACTAAGCCTATACCATTTTTGGAGACCATAACATCTGGAGTGGCTAAATCCCTATACATAGAAGACACTGGAGTTAATGCTACTTTAGCAGTTCCTAAAACAAGCTTAGTTAAATCAGTTGATGAACTTATATAGATATCATTGTCACTTCTATACCAAGAAATAATAGGATTATGTTCAAAAGTATATTGTAGGGGAAATGCCTTATTAGATACACCAAAAGGAACTGATATAGTATTAATATCATTAGAATGCTGTGTATTATTAGTGGAACAAATTACCAGTTCACCAGTTAAATTAGTATATGATGGATAAGTTGGTAATTGTGTTAAATCTAATGAATCATATACTATTTCTATAGTATCATTTATAGCCAATAAACAAGCAGGTGTTAGGTATACTGAATTAGGACTAGTAGAAAATCCCCAATAATCTCCATATACTAACTTTATTCCATTTCTAAGTACGTCTATACTAGGAAAAGTAGAAGGAGCAGACGACCCTACTGATACTATGGCACCCGAATTTATCTGCTTCCAAGTTACAAATACGTTTTGTTTCTCTAAAATAAAAGTAGTATTTGATATATTTTCACTAGTTATAGTATAAAAGTCTTGATTTGTAATTAATCCAGAAATATTTATATCCAAAGTATCAAATGACTCAGTAATTAGATTACCTATATATGGATTTATATCCATTCTAATAGCATTAGCATAAAAAGATGGTTTACAATTAGTAGATGAATTTAGGTAATAAGAAGCCCTATGAGAAAAATCAAAAGGAAACTCATATTGTGGAGTGTAGGGTATGAGAGACTGGGAAGATACTTTGACATTTGGATATATAATTTTAGAGTTGCCCACTAAATTCCAACTTGGTGATGATGGAGCGACCCCAATAGATGGAGATATAGCTTGCCAATTTGTATTCAAATAACTCACACACTGACCACTAATGTATAAAACAGTAGAATTCCAAAGTTGTGGATTTATTTGAGTTTTTAACATATTAGAGGAAGTAAATATTCCTTCTAAAATTTCAGTTTGGGGCACAACTTCCAAGGTATCTGAACTAGAACCATTTTTGTATATAGTAGTTTGGTCTATTTCATCTACATCATTATATTTATAATTATCTACCTGATAATCAGAAGAAAAGGCTATACTATAATCACCCATAAAGTCAGTTCTAGTAAATAGAGCGGTATCTCCTCTATAACCTTGAATAGAGGCCCTGTTGTTTCCTTTATATGGGATTGGAATAGTAGAAGCAGAGCCCCTAGTCCACAAACTAGTTCTTGAACTTATATTTTCTCTAGAGGAAAAGAAATATGTTGGGTAAGTAGTAGAAATTGCCGAGACTACTGACTGCCATCTAGAAGAACTTCTATTTGCTATTTGAGCAGAGGATGAAGTATCTATACTGTTGTAGGGTAGAAAATAAGAGGTTTCTTGTACCGCAGTATTATAAAAATTACTCCATAATCCAAAACTAAACTGCTCTGAACCAACATAATTTTCTGTTGGAGTTACGAAAACTTCCCATAATCCAGTATCTAATGGTGATAGTGGATTAACTGTAACTGGAGCATTAGAAGTTCCAGTAGAGTCATTAAATAAAAGATACCCTTTAGTGAATAAAGGTGTTAAATCAGATTTATATTTTCTAGTAATTTGTAAATCTTCTAATAAAGTTCCTGTAGAAGAGTCAAAATACATTACAGGATTATAACTAGTAGTTTCAATATAAGTTTCATTAGAACTATTGTCTAAAAAAGTAATTCTATTAAATTTTTTATTTTCTTTTCTTGTAGCTATGTTAGTATTTCTAGTAATACTATCATTATTGTACATTACTGAATTTGGTTCCAATTTTGGATATATGATATAAAAGTCTAAACCAGATACTAAATTCTGTGGATTAGAGTCTCCTACTAATAATGAAATAGCATATTGATTAATAATAAATTTTTTATTTATTGTGTCATAATTATAATGAAGTTTCTTGAATAATCTATAAAAAATATTGTTATAGCTAACAAAGACTAATAAATCTGATACCAAAAGAGCATTAGTCCAAGAAAGTAGGTCTGATAATCTATTCCCAGAATATAATGAAGTATTATTAGAAACTCCTCCAGAAGAAGTTATTTTATTATATATAGGAAGATATCCAACAAAAGAAACTGGAGAATTATTAGGACTATTCAATACAATCTCAGAACTAGAAGATTCTATAGTTAGAGTGTCATCATAAAACCCATTTCCAGCAACATTAATAGATATACCTGTTACATCCCCACTTGAATTTTGTAAAGCAACTTCTTTAACTAAATACCCAAGAGAGCAGCTATGTAATAAATTGGTTGGATAGGAATAAAAAGAGTATTGAGGAGTTGGTGTAATCGACGTATAAGTAATATCATTATCTACTGAAGAAACTAACCATACTGGTGTGCTGGTAACAAAAGCATCCAAACTAGTTTCAGACACAAGAGAATAAGAGGCCAACACAGTTATTGTATTTGATGTGATACTAGAGATTGTAAAACTATTATTATTTTCTGAGTTTATAAAGCCAGATAAGGTTATTATATTATTTACAGCATATCCTGAAGAAATAAAATTTAAAGTCCCAGAGAATGCTACAGAGATTGTATTTGTGGTAGCATTAATTGATACCATATAACCATTAGCTATATTTGTATAGGCATTAGTAAATTCTGTGTTTGTATAAAAATTAGGAGATTTAGAAGCTAAAATAAAATCAGAGGAGGACCATATAGAAGTTCCTGAATCTGTCAATCTATTTACAGAATATCCAGATAAGGTAAATCCTAAAGAAGTTAAATAGAATATATTAGACTCAACTTCTAAATTAGATAAAGTAAAGGATTCATTAGCTATTCTTAAAGAACCTTTTATATATGATGGGTCATCTTCTGATAACTCCACATCATTAATAACATCTATCTCTTGTAAATTATAAAATTTAACATGTTCATCAGTATCATCTTCTAAGGAAACGTTTATAGCCGAAGATTCTCTTGATATAATGGCATCACTTGAGGAATTACCAAAGCCTCCTGATGAATCTATATCAGAGCCTAATAGATAGTCTGTCAAATCATACATGACTAAAAAGTCATTTATATATACATGAAAAGGCTTAAATTGAAGTAATAAATCAACTGCTTGAGACAGATTAGAGTCAGTAAAAACTCCATTAGTATTAAAATCTAAGTCTAAGTCTTTTTTAAGGACTACATTAATTCTAGAAGCCTTAGATAAGCGTGAATTAGACCCCTCACCTGTTGTAGGGTTATATTCAGGAGTAGAGGACAACTCAGTAGTATAATCAGTATTTGAAACTATTGTTCCTTCATTATATGGAGACAGTAGGTCAGAAAATGAATCATTATATAATAAATTCTTAATGTCTGGGGCAACCGTTCTAAACCAAGGCTTTACTGTAACAGTATCTGGAAAGGCATTCCATACTCTTTCTTTTGGAACTATATCTCCCTCATAGTCTCTCCAAAGTTCAGAAATAAATACTGAATAGCCTATTAATTTTTCAGCTAATGTAATAGATTTTCTAGTACCCTTAATCTTCCAGAGCATAGGAGCTGCATGAAGCTGCTCCCTCCAAGAAGCCACATCAGTTCCAATTAAATTCCAATTTACAATAGAAGCTAAGAAAGGTAAATACTTTGGAGGACATAAGTCTACATTAAATAACTCATCCATTGCTGCTATTTTTAGATAGAAGGAATAGTATAAATTCTGTGCCAAAGTAAGAACTAGTATTTGAAGTGGATTTCCATTATTTACATCATTATCTCTATACACCTCAGGTACTTTGGACCAGATACTATTATAAAAATCTGTAAAACTTAAGACAGGTCTCAAAAGTAGTTCTCCTTAAAATATATTAAAACTACCAGAAAAGAAGATAGAGTTTGGACCAGTAATTTTTCCTAATTGAATAACTGGAGTTGGAAGACCTGAAGTAGAAGTAGTTAACCAATAGTTATTTTGTGGAGAAGTATTACTTGGATTTGTATCTAAATAAATTGTTAACCCAGAGCTAAAAGAAGAAGGAGAAACAAAGCCCGTAATTGCTGATACAACTTCAGAAGGATAAACAAAATTAGGACAGAAAGTTATAATGACATAATAGCCTTCATCATCTTGAAGTGTAACTACCATTCCATAACGTGTAATCGTCTGAGTAGTAGTTCTCACATTATCAATTATCTCATTTGGAAGAACCGCCACAATATCATAAAGATTAAATTGTTGATTTCCTAATGATAATACTCTACTAACACATCCACTATAACTGAAAGTTTTATTTATACTATCAGCATAATCGTAAGAATTTTTAGGAGCTCTGTTAATATTTTTATAATAAGGACTTTCATCTTGTAGTAGTGGATTAAATGAAGATATCTCTGCTTCTTGTGAAGTGTTATTATGTCTTACAGTCATTTTATCTTATCCTTACAATAGAGGCAGTACTGTTTACACCACTACAAGAAGTAGTTCCTACTAATAAATAAATTTTGTCTAATGGATTTAAAAATACAGTTGTGGAGAAAGAAGTTCCTAAAGTAAACCAGGACCCACTAGCTGTAGCAGACTCATATCTAGAATCTAAAACATAAATCGTGTTAGAACTATCTACCTTAAGTATAACAGATTGTAAAATAAAGGTTTTATAACTTGTTGGATTAGATAGATTTAAATCTATGTGAAAAACAGCACCTTCAGTTCCTGAATTTAGACCATTAAAGGTATATGAACCATCATTGTTATAGGTAAAGTAAGAAGTAGTAGAAGTGATAAAGCCATTATCATAATCTGATGTAGGATTAACTGCTGAAACCCAATTAGTGGGACTTTGTGAGGCTCCAAAAGTAGTATTAGAGTAAGACTGTGACCCATTTAAGTTTACATTAGCTCTACTCCAAGAAGCACATATTGAAGGACCTAAAATATTTTCTACTAAGGTATCTAAATTATTGTCTAAATATCCTTTATTTAGAATACAGTTGGCAGCATCTGAAGAGGTAAGAGTGATAGCAGGGTCCATGTAAAGTCTAAAAGTAGAGGTATTATTAGCATTAAAAAGTAAAGAGGCTGAATTACACACTATAGAAGCTTGACTAACAGGACTATCAGGGCTAGTTATAATTATAGGATTATCATTAGTAAAAGATACAGTATTATTAAAGGTATTAGTTCCAGTAAAAGTTTGGTTGTTAGCTAAAATAGCTGGCCCAACTATTGTGTTAGTGCTTACATACCATTTAACCCAAGAAACGGTAGTTAAATCAGTAGTGTTACTAAAGGTAGAATCTTGAGTAGTTAATCCTCTAACTGTTTGTAAGCCACCAATTCCAGAACTTGTTAATGCCGAAAATTGAACTGGGTTAGCACTAGCAATATTAGTAACTGACATTGTATTAAATAGCATAACAGTAGAAGAATCTGAATTACTAGTGACATCAGTATATAAGCTTCCAGTTATAGGATTACTAGATGAATTTCCTGCTAATGGAATCATATTTGCTATACTACTTGTTAGAGCATTTACAGCAGAATCCACATATGCTTTATTAGTTATTTCTAAGGCGTTTGATGCTGTATTTTTATAATAAGCTCCTATAGAGGTATTAAGAACTATCATATCAGTATCAAAAGATATTATAGCATTGTTGGCAGAATTTTTATTTGATATAGATAATGTAGAACTGCCAACTAAAGTAGATACCACATTAGAAGTAGAAGCATCTAAATAATTTAAAGTAGTATCAGTATTTGTTATATATCCTATAAAAGCCCCTAAACCATTACTCTTAAAAGTTCCAAAAGAAATACCATGAGAATAGGACATGGCAGTAGTAGTTAAAAAGGGAGATAAAGTAGCACCAGTTATAGAAGTAGCTGTCTGACCATAACTTGTAGATATAGCATCAAATTGGGCAAACAGACCTATAGTAGAAGTTGCAGCAGAACTATTAAAATAAAGAGAAGTACTTATATTCTGAGAAAGCTCACTTAAATTAGTTGATAAATTCTGAGAATGAAGCATATAATTTTGAGTGAACCCATATAAGGTTCTTATATTTACTCCAGCTGTTCCGAGCTTATCATTACTTAATAAGTCAGCAGCTAGAGCAGGAGAAGCAAAATGTAATTCATCTAATAAACTTTCAACATTAGCAACAGCAAAAGTTCCATCTTGATTTGTAGTTAGTTGAGAGCTTGAAAAATATACTGGTACAGTTGATGAGAAAGAAGAGGCTGTAAGTGAAGCCACAGAAGAAGCATACCCAACCTGATTTACATAAGCTATAAATGGATATGCTGAATTAGTAGTATTTACTAAAACACCAAAATCAGATACTGATGTTACACTATTATCTATATATTTAGTAAGTAATCCAGTAGTGCTATCATTTATATTTTTAGCAATAAATCTATTATCACTTAATACGCTAACCTGATTACCTCCAAAAGATATAGTATTGGAAGTCAGTATTTTTCCTACAAATAAATTTTGATAATTATATCCAGAATAATATAAATCAAAATAAACTTCATCAACTAAAGCTCCTCCAGGTCCAACTTTTAGAGCATTACCGGTAGAGGTAGATAAAAAACTATTATATAAATTAGAAATTGTAATAGTAGAGGAAAAGGAAAGTGCCTTATAATTAGAATTTCCCAAGGCAGCCGTTATCAAATATATAGGTACAGTAGCATAATCTATAACGGTAATAGCTTGAGAAATATCTATTGGATGAAGAAGTCCATTATACCCAACATAAGCACAGGTTAAAGGTAAAAAACCACCAACAGGTTCTGTCTCTGGGTCAGCTGATATTTCTTGATAAAAACCAGCAGAAGCTATGACACTATTTAATAAATCAACATTACTGGAAATATTATACAAAGGTCTGTTGTCCGAATTATACTCGTATATATCGGAAGCATTATAATAATTTACAGTATTCAGAGTGACTTTACTTGACATTATATATTACCTTATAATTAATTGACTTTTTCTATTGTAAAACCATTAGTCTTATAACCCAACTTAGCTGCTCTTGAAATATTAGTTATATTATACTGTTTAGAAATCTCATTTAATCCAATAACATATTCTACAATTCCATCTGGGTGTATGATTTTCCACTGTTTCTTATTTAATTCTCCAACTAAATGTCTTGATTTTATTATGTTTTCCTTCTTTTGTTTTATTAAATATTCTCTGTTTTCAATAGCTTTTTGATTTAATTTAGTATCTTCAAATTTACAAGTCCATCCCCAATAAGTTTCAGAAGGACTTTTTCCTGCAGCTAGTGAGTAAAGGGCATGTCTTATTACAACCTCATTTACTCTATTACTATTATTATCATATATCTCAAAATATCTTAAAACTTTTGTTCTAGTTACTACACCTTCTGGAGATGTCACTATATACCAATATTTAGAGTATGCTTCTGCTTTCTTTTTTTTATATTCTTCACTTCTTTTAATACCTGTATTATTATATGCTGTTGGACTGATATTATATCCAATACTACTATCATAAGTTTTATAATAATCTAAATAATATTGTTCTCTAACTTCTAAATTAGAAGTTAATTCTAATATACCAAAAGTAAAAGAAGATTCTCCATCTATATTATAAGCACTTTGTAAATGTCTTGAATGATGCTTATTAGCTCTCAATAATCTTCTATGTTTTCCAAAACGAAGTTTAAAATTATTAGCACTTCCAATATATTTTTTATTGTTTTTTATATTAGTTATTACATAAATACCAGAGTAAGTATTAACTTTCTTAGAACTCTCTGTTAAACTAATCATATAGTTAATTCCTATAAAAATAGCCTACTAAATATAGGCTATTTTTTTGAAACATCATCAAATTGTTTTTTTCTATCTACTTCCAGCTGTTCTGCTCTTTGTTGTAAATAAACTAAATCAATAGGCAATATATATTCTGTATACAGATACTCCATTTTAAGAGAAAAACGCAAAAGAACTTGTATATCGTATAAATAATGATGACTATAAAAGTTAGTAAAAAAGTAATACTGTATAGCCTCAAAATTATCCACGGATTCCAAGGTTACTGGGTAGTCAGCTCCTATGTAATTATAGAAAAAAGATATCAGTAAATGGTATATCATAATCATTTACTTCATGGCAAAAAGGACACTCAGGATGTGCAGTTCCCACAACTCCAAAATTACTAGTGCCCTCAAAAGCATTAGTAATTCGCTCAGCATCATTAGCAGAAAATATCTCTAGTAATTGGTCTTTAGGAACTTCTACTGGAAATCCAGTTACTGAAACTATATATGTCTTTAAGTATTCTAATAAAGGATATACTTTTCTACCAAAGCCTTCTTTAGCTGCTAACTCTGTTTGGATTCGCAGAGTACGCTCTATCTCCACTATATCCTTTCTAGTTAATCTCTTAACTTCAACTAAAATATGTAAATTATGCTCTTCTAAAAATCTAGGTAATTCAACAGTTTTAGTTTTCTCTATCATATCTGAGGCATAAGTTATAGAGGCCACTTCTGAAATATCATAATCAAATTTAAACTGTTTACGACATTTATTATTATCACACGATTTAAGAGAACTTACCTTAGAACCATTACTGTATAATCTAATCATATAAATTATATAGTTATAATCCTCCATAGATAAAAGCTGTAAATTTATAGGTTCTTGGATACAAGAAGTTAAAGTAGAATCAAATACCTTATTATCTAATCTTCCTGTAGCAGTTAAATTTTTTAATTCTTTAACTGTTAATCCTCTTACATGTATGTTCTCAGGCACTGCTGGGTCAAAAAAACCAGAGGATGGTAGCCTTATTTCATGGTAAGGAGGTAGAAAAGCAGCTAATGAAAAAGAAGGTAGAATAGCTTGTTGATGTTGTGTCATATTACTCAACTATAAAATTACGGCATATTAATAAATAGAAGGAGTTGTTATATTAGCTCTAAATATACTTGTATTTGCATATAGATTATCGGCAGCTGTTCCAGATAAAATAGCTCTATATTGAGTTATTTGTCTTCCTAAACTATCGTAGACAAAAAAATCACAAACTATATTTCTAATAGACTCACCACCTAGATTAGAATTTCCATTATATTTAGCATCATATACTGTAACGGTAGCAGTTACTTTACCATATAACGGATTAGTTAATGAAGTTACTCTGGCATATTGATAGAACTTATTAATTTGAAAGCCTTTAAAAGTAGCTAAATTAGTAGAAAGAGTAAAGTCTAAACCACCATTAACTGCTTGCATTTCATAATTCTCTAATCCAGAATTTGTTCCCAAAGTAAAAGTAGTTGGATATGATAAAGCTGACCATGAACTGGTAGTAAGTGAGGTCCCATTAGCATAAATTACTGAATCTGTTCCATCATTATTTAAAAACTGTGAATAACTTTCTATAATTACCCAGTTAGGAGATAGGGTAGTATCATAAACTATACCACTTCCTATGGCATCATTAGTACTATCAACTAAAACTTGAGAAGTGGCTGGATTATAAGCTATTTTTAAAGGATTCATTTGAGAAGAAATACTACTTTGATATACTGTATTCTTTGTAAACTGTACTGGTGTAGCTCCAGCAGCCTGTAATAAAGCAAAGTTACGCTTCCTTGTTACTGCATAGTTATTAAGTGCATTTACTTCTGGTGTGGGGTCAACTGAGATGGCTTGATTTGTATTTTGTCCACCAACAGTAATATAATTATTTCTTACAACAGTGCCTAATACTAAACTAGAAGAGGAGTAGGTAGTAGATAAAACAATATTATTAGCAGAAGAAGATGGAGATATTAGTAAATACTGCCCTGGAGTAGTTCCATTAGGTAATATACCAGATAAGCCTAATACATCTAAATCAAGTAATCCAGCATTCCAAATAACTTTACTTAAACCAGCACCTGTGGAACCTATTACTAAACCTAAAATAGCTGGAGAATCTGAAGAGATTCCAGTAGAAGAGTCTGGATACTTAATTAAACCACTTGAGAGCAGTTCTACTCCACTACCTGGAGATAAGGCACTACCAGACACTGAAGCATGTTCACCATAGCCTATACCAGCTAACGAGCCAGCTACTGCCTCAATATTAGATTGTACTTGATATAAAGGTCTATTATCAGTAAGGTAATTATAGGTATCTGTAGGTGTGTAATATAAAATATCTGATAATACTGGAGTAGGGGAATACATCTATTATCCTTAAAATAATTCTAAACTTAATTGCCTATTATTGTTAAGGAACCAGTACCGGAGACATAAAAGCTTCTACTAGAATCCATTACCATATTTAAAGTAAATGCCTGTCCATCATTTGTTGTATCTGGAATTATAGGAATTTGATAAATTGTAGGAGGAGTTGTATTTGGTGAAATCCATCCAGAGAAAGATACTAAACAATTAGTTGATGTAGTCACAAATTGAAAATTAGTACAGAATTTGCCCAGAGTTATCAATGACCATGTACCGACTCCTGGAAGAGCTGTAGTTATGGCAACAGGAGCATTTGTATCAATAGTGGGACCAATAACCGTATAAGCACCCACTGGAACTAGACCGCCAGTATTAGAAAATCCAGAAGCATTTATCTGTGCCAAAGCTGCTTCAGAGACTGGCTGAATATCTCCTGGCTTTAATATTAAATTATTCCATTGAGAACTAGACTCTAACATTAGAGTTAACGTTGTTGAAGTATTTTGAATTAGATATTGCATATATTGTGTCCTTTATTTAATTAGCATAAGAGATTAGTTAATTTCCTTTACCTACTTGAAAAAAGCTTGCTGTAGCTATGGGAGTCATTGCTGGTACAGCTTTCCTCATAGTATTCTCATTTCCTGAAATACTTGCGAATTGCTTTCCTTGAAGGGTTTGTATTACTACATCTAATTTATCATTAGTTGTGCTAGTATTATCCGCAGTTTGCTGTTGAACATCTAAGGCCTGTTGAGCTGTATCTAACTTATTACGCTCCATCCCAGCTAAGCTAAATTGTCCTTCTTTGTTTATTATCAAATCAGTATCTTTAAATCCTGATAAATCTTCTTTTTCTTTCGCTATAGCTGCCAATTTATTTGACATAGCAATCACTTTAGTATTTTGATTAACAGCTAGTGTATTATTTCTATTAGCTATATCTAATGGACCAAAAGCAGCTGTAACATCCATTTTTAAAATGTTTCCAAGACCTCCAGTATTAGTAGCATAAGATTTATCTCCACCAAGTAAGGAAGGAGCAGTTGTTTTCCAGGCATAGGTAATGGCATCTGCAATTATTTGGCCGCCAAGCATTAAAACTTTAAGTAATGGATGAATTAAAGCATCCCAAAAAATAACCTTTAAAACACCAAGAAATCCATTTGCGTTGCTAAGCTTATTGAAAATATCTCCTACCCAACCCATGAACTTATTTATCCAAGGAATCAAATTAGTAAAGAAACTATCAGCACCACTAAATACCTTCTCGATAAAATTACCCAAGCCAGTTACCATTTTACTTATTGGAGAACCTGGATTAGATAATTGTATTAAATATCTCTGTAAAGTCTCTCCCATGTGGTCTAATAACTTCTGAATACCTGAATTTCCTGACACTGCTCTTTGGAACATATTAAATAAGGTATTTCTAAATCTATCAAATACTGAGGTAAAAGTTGCAGTAACATTTTTCCATGAATCTTCTAATCCACCAGACTTCATATATTCTGCATCTTGCTTAGCTTGTTCTAATGCCTTTTTCTGAGCTCCGGTCATAGTGGCTAGTTTAATAGCCATATCCTTAGACATTCCAAAAGACTGTTCAGCAACCTGTCCCAATATATTTAAATTTCCTCCAAATTGCTTACTTAAAGTCTCTAATTTAGTTGAGATTTTTAACATGGCATCAGTTCTATTAAACTGATTATTTAGCATATCACTTATGTTAGCTCCACCAGATATAGCCAATATAGCTCTAAAACCAGATTCCTGAGAAGTTATTAAATTTCCAGCTTGTTCAAAACTTGAGTTAATAGTGCTAACTGATATATTTAGAGCCTGTGCTAATCCTGCTAATCCTGCTAAATCTGCTGTTAAATGCTCTGTAAATTTCTCACCTTTGTTTGAGGCTATCAAAAGAGCTGTTCCTACAGAGTTTATAGCTTCTTTAAAAGCATCAAAAGATATAGTCCCTATCTTACCTGACATTTCAGCAGACTTATTAAACTTAGTAAAAGAATTTCCAATATTCTGAAAAGAATTTACTGTGAGTCCTGAACCTCTCATTATTCCTGAGAAGAATGAGGCCATAGAATCAGCAGACTCTCCAGTAACTGTACTGAGCTGTAGAGTAGCCTTAGTTAGACTAACATTAGTAGCAATAGCTGGATTTAATCCGTTCTTAATATATCCTCCAATAGAGGCTAAAGTATCACCCAAAGCAAATCCATACCCACTTAAAGATTTTAAATTATTATTTATTTCATTATTAAACATTCTAATCCTACTACTAGCAATACCTCCCATCATCTTACTAAACTCATTTAATTCATCCTGCCACTCTATAGCTGCTCCAATAACATTTTTAAGACCTTGTAAAACTAGTATCAATCCTTGAAATAGCAAGCCAAAACCAAACGTAACTAAAGCATTTACAGCTCCTGCCAAAACTCCTATAGAATCTGACATAAGATAAATTTTACCTACAGTACTTGCTAATCCTTTTCCTATAAAACCTAATGAATTATAAAATTCTTGGTTACTATCTCCCCCAGCCTTTGATACTGCACCCATCATTGACATTTGTTTAACAAATCTAACATTACTTGGAGTTAGATTATCCAACA